TTTTTCTTCTATAGGAGTTACAACTTCAGCTTTCTTTGTTCGCTTACCCATCCCTACTCTACGCTTTTTAGCAACTTCTTTTTTCTTATCAACTTGACTCCAAGTCTTTGGACTCTTTTTAGACACTTTTTTAGAAGGTCTACATTTGACTACGCCTTTAGACTTAGAACTACCACAAGGATTACCATTTTGATCTGTCCATTTTTCTTTTGCCCAACGTCTTAAGTCTTCTTCAACACCATGTAATTCATTAGTAAAGTTAACAAAATCTTCTGACAATATATCTTTAAGTTTAATCATAATTATTTAACTAAATTTAATTCTTTTGCTTTATTTATCCATATGGATCTAATTGATTCCATATCACTTTCTAATAAATATGTTTCATCTAAATATTCATGAACTTTGTCTAAAAATGATTTGCGTTCTTTTTTTGCTTGAGTGTGCAAACCATGTAGCATTGCTGGTATTTCTTTGTCTAACAAATGATATTGGGTTGTAGTTGCAGTTTCTCTTAATAATTGGTCATCTGGTAAATACTTGCCTGGTAATGTATTTAATCCACTTTGAGTTATATGTTCTATTTCATGTCTTAATGTGTTAGACAATCGTAATGCAATATGACTTAAATGTTTTTTCTCTCCGGTAGTTCCAATTGAAACTTCTATATAAGGTATTTGATCACTTACAGGTTCTGTAGGATTATATGCGTCGCCTGTAACATAAAGGTTAGTTGAATATTTTGTTTGCAAACCTAAATAAAAATGTAGTGGAATATCTTTGTTAACAATCTCTTTGAACATTACTACTTCATAACTTAATCGTTTGTGTTTAGATACTTTGATTTGTTCTAAAATTAAACGAGACATTTGTGTTACCAAATTTCTATATTTGCCTGATATTTTTATTGTCTCGTGCATTTAATATAAATATTATTCTAATAAATTATAGTTCCAATATTTCTCTTTGTCTTTATTATATGGATTACCTGTTTGCATATAATAACAATTTAAACACAATAGCTGTAAATTTTCTACTCGATGATTTGTTGAGTCGCCATCTTTAAAATCTAATAGTAATGGAGTAGTATCATCTGTTATTCTTCTTTCTTCATATCCACAACTAGAACATTTTTCTGGAAGTATACCTAATGCTAATATTCTATTTCTTAATTTCCATACAGGATAATTTGGATATTCTCCTTGTAATAATTTATCAATTGAATATGGACCTGCTGTAGCTTGTACAATGTCTTTACGTATACCTTTACCAGCTTGATTTTTGTGTAACTCCCATAACGTTTTATCTGATTTAGAATCTATAAATTGTTTTGCATATTTTTTATATGTAGTAAATGATACATTTAAAAATCTAGCAGCTTCAGAATTAGACTTGGTATTCTCCATAGCATACCTAATTTCTGACTCTGATAAATTCAAAGCAGATCTACCACGACCATATACATATTTATAGTCTACACCCACAAAATACCTTCTTTTTGTAACGTTTGTTGTGCTTGTTTTGGTAATACTTTTTGATCAAATAATTCACGCATTCTTTCTTTATTTTTAGCTGGTGCTATCATATCTATAAATGATGAATCTGGATATCCGGTTAATTCTTTTAATGTATCCATCCAATCAATATAACTTCCATACTTCCTATCAAATTTTTGACCGTCTGTTATATTCTCCCAATACTCTAATTGATCTTTTAATGGCCATAAATCCATAGGAACATCTTTAGATTTTCTCCTACCTGGTAGTGCTTCTTTATGACGATTTTTTCTTTCTTGCTTCTTAATAAATTTATCCATTATATCCATGGATCTATCTTTAGGAGAAGCTCCTATTGTTGCTTTTTTACTCATTTTTTGTATTTTTCTTGTATTTGTACTAAACGTCTCCAAGCATTTTCAGCTCGGTAGATATATTTTTTAAATTTATTAATATCTTTTTTTTCTTTTTGTTCTTCTGCATATCGTAAATTTCTATGATATGAAGCGTGAAACAATCCTGTTCGTATTTTATCTAAAAGTTTCATTTTATCATTTTTGTTGATAAGCCTTGTTTTTCTAATTCTTTTAATATGTATGTGCATTGATCTTCTTTACCCATATATACTTGGCATTCATTGTTATTGTGAATAATTTGAGTGCATTGTATAGCTTGATAATGATTATGGCCACAAATTTCTTGTAACACTCGTTGTACATGTTGAGTTGTATTAACAGAATCATTTAAAACTATTATTTTATATTTTTTTGATCTTTTTTTTGGCATCTAGTATAATTTGACAATGTTCATATAATTGTTCTTTTTCTAACCAAACTAATATATCATCTAGAAATTTATTTTTTTCTGCAGATTTCCAATGTATTGGCCAATCTATATTATTTGTTTTCATTTCATCGATTGCAGATATCATTAACTTAGTAAAGTAATTATCACCACTCATATAAATATTATAATAATTTTTTGGGAAATATACAACCTATAGATTTGTTAAAAAATGGCTGCTTTCTTTTTGCCGTCTAGGAGTTAGTCCGGAAAATCCTGGTTTATTCTTTCGAAATGATAATATACTTTTACCAGCTTCTTTATATTTTTTTTGTTTAACTAATTGTATAAAATCTGATTTTAACATACCTTCACAACCAGAATTAAATACTAATGAAATTAACACATCAAACATTTCTTGTGTTACTAAGACATCTAAATTTTGAGCATCCCATCTTGTAAACATACGCCTAACACAATTTGCTGCATCTGTTAAGTCTTCATACATAAATTTCAATGCTTCTTGTTTTGTAATAGTCATATTAGGAGTAACTCCTTTAGTATGGCCATATCCAATTGTCCAACGATCTCCAGGTTTCTTATATGATTTTAGTGCCGGCTCACTTTTTTTGTCTGGTCGACCTTCTTCATATTTAATAAAGTCAAATATCCATTGACTTCCACGTAAAGTTTTACCAACTTTGAAATTATTTGATTGCTCGTTTAATATAGCTTTAAGTTTTATCATTTATTAAGCTCTATTGCTGCTAATTGTTTTAATGCAGCTTTTTTAGTTGGATGGGTTCCTAATCGTTTACCTTTATCTTTTGGATAAACAACATATTCATCTCCGACTTTTTGAATTCTTTCAGCCATTAATTTAATTAACAAAGCTTTTTGTTTTTCTCTAGGAGCCATATGAGTTGGTTTCTCTTTATGTCCTCCGCAACCACAATCTTCTTCTATCATTTTTTACTCCTTTTATATGGAAATATTTTATTTAGTTTGTCTTGTCGTTTTTTACAGCCACAATCACCTGTTGTTAATTCTGCTATACGTTCTGCTAACTTATCTAATTTAGTAGCAGCTGTTATTTTTTTTATATCGTCACCTAAACCTCTAGACTTCATTTTATAGGTCCTCCGCCAACCCATGCATCGCAACTTCTTGCTCCAGCACATTTAAACCAAAAGAATTCACAAAATCCAATATTGGCATTTTTAACAATTGTTTTACCATCATTCCCAATAGCTTTTTCTATTTTAGACAATGTTGATTTTTTTTGATCAAAAGCTCCACAATTAGAACATCTAGATTCTTTGGCTGCTTCTACTGTTGTGTTCCATAACTCTGCTTTATTTTCCCAAAACTCCTTTGATCCTTTTTCATCGTCTGGATTTAAAGGACCATAACTATACTCTTTAATAGTTTGATTTCGATTCAATGTATTTAAATCTAAATCTGTTATTGCATCTTCTGGTTTAACTTTTTTCTTGCCAATTGACTTTTCCTTAGCAATTGCAGCTGGAGTGTTATAACCATTTTTTGATTCTAATATAGTATCTCTTAATATGTTTTTTAACTTATTCATTTTATATAAATATTAGTTACTCCAAATAACGTTCTTAAATTTTTCTGGATCTAAATTAAAATAATTAGTTCTCCAATTGGTTTGTTCAAAGAAGTCTAAATCATACCATTCGTCTTTTTTATCCCATAATGTTTTAGCTACATCATCCCAATCCTTAGACATTACAAATTGTTCAATTTCATATTTCTTTTCTTGTACTGCATCATATTCAAATGAATCCCATTCATAATGAAATACTTCAAATACTGCATCTGGTGATACGTAATCAATTGATATATCAATTCCCCATTTGGGTTTCATTTTAATTAATTTATGTAACATTGGATTTCTTTTTGCATATTTATGAAGTTGTTCTAATGCTTCTCCTGAAAATCCTTTTCTTTCAAATAAGTCTGAATGATTTATATGAGCTCCATCTCTTTTGTCCCAAATAAGCCAATCGTATCTCAAACAGTCTTCGTGTCGTCTCTCTATTGCTCTATAACCATTTGGTTCTAAAAATGATTGTTCTGCTCTAGTTAAATGATATCCATTTTGATCAAATAAATTAACACTTTCAGTATTTAATAATGTATCAATATCATATGTTTTCTTATCATATGTAGCAGCAGATTTAAATTTATTTTTTGATAATATCATATCCTGTTTCTTTCTCATCTTCATCTTCTTCAGAATCCATACCCGAACCAATACCTTTTGTAGGTGTCTTACCAGGTCCTTTTTTGAAATCTGTTTTATGATGATGTCCTGTACCCCATGGTCCTCCATAATCAGAATAGTCATGTTCTTTTCCAAAAGGCCCATCAAAGTCTTGTTCGTCTAATGTAGGAGTTAATTGTATTAATGTTATATCTTTTTCTAGATCACTTAATTTTTCTAAATGTCCTGAATTACGTAATGATTTAAATGCTAAATTTTCAATTGAATATTCGCCAACAGTTTCTAATCCAGTTTGTCTTAAATGCTTTAATCTAGATTTAAGCTTTTTTATCTTATCTAACAAGTTAACTTCATATGGATCTAAATTATCTATTTCAAACTCATATGGTTCTGCTTTTTTATCAATAGCATCATCTTCAACTGATACTACTTCTGGATCTGGTTTTTGTACCCAATCGTTATTAAATAAAGAATATACTCCTGTTGATGCATGAGGTTCATTAGAGTCTTGTGCATATAACTCTATGTTCATTCCTTTAAATTTGATAGGATATGTATTATTCCAAAGACTTTTCTTTGATTGCATTAACTCTCTTACTAATACTGCATTATCATTTATGTCTTTATAATTAATTATTAAGTGTAAATCAATATCAGAATGTTTAGTCCAATTATAATTAGCATTACTGCCTGTTAATGTAACATCTTTAATATCTGCTTCAATGCCTAGAAATTTATAAAATGCTCTAGATATTTTTAATAATTGCAAACGAAGTTTTGGATGGAATTCACCATCAGTCCAAAGCTTTGGATTCAATTCATTTTGTGTTTGATATTCATTTATCATCTTGTTGCTTGTCTTTAACAAAATCTACAATTGGTTTTATAACCTTAGGATCAGTAGTTTGTGTTTTTACATATTGTAATTTTTCACCATCTGTATCGCCTGGCATATCATTCCATGCTGTATTAAGTATTTGTTTTCTTTCTGTTAATCCTAATGATATATCTGAGCTTATCCAATTAAGTATTCCTGCAAATTCTGCTGCAGTATTTATAAATGATCTAACATTAGATCTTCTTCTTTTTTGACTTTCTTTGTCTACAAATATTTTAAAGAACGTAGCAGCTATAATCGACTGTTGCTCATCTCCATATCCACCTAAATCTACTCCTAATTCGTTATCAAAAACTTCTGATATTTCATTATATATTACATCTAATTGTTTTGCTCCGATACCGCTTCTCATAACTTTAAATAGTTCTCTTTGTTTAGTTCCTTGTTTTAATTGAGCTCTAAAATATATCTTAGGATTTTTTATCATTGCTTGATAAAAAACATTTCCTTCTTCTTTTGCAACTTTTAAAACAGCATCAATTTGACCAGATGATAATTTTTTTATTGCTGCTGGTACAGGTTTGTAACCTGGAGGGAAATTTAATTTTTTTAGAGATGATGGATCCATTGTTTTTAATAATGTTCTAAGCTTAGATGGATCGGTAGCTATATCTTGTCTTATTTGTTTTTGAATCCACCCATTTATTAGTTCAACTTTTTTTGGAGGAAGCTTTGTTATGATATTTTTTGTTCGTTGAAATATTCTAGGTTTTCCTATCAATTTAGTTATCGGATTTGCAAGTCTTCCTAATAATGATACAGGTGGTGCTTTGGAAGCAGCTTTTGCATATGCTTTTGGACCAAATCCTTTAACTTTAATTTTCTTTACTATTGACGTATCTAGATTTTTTACCATTGTTTCAAATGCATCTAATGCTTCATTAATATTTTTATGAGTACCTTTTGTTAAATATTTTTGAAATACCTTTTTAGATTTTGTTAATTTTTTTAATATTATATCTAATGCTCCAGTCTTTTCTACCCACATTAAATCTTCTGGATCTATAATTTTTTTATCCAATAAAACTCCTACTAAGTTATCAGCTTCTTTTACTCCACCAGGACCTTTCTTAAATATTTTTCGAATTCCTTTTAATCCTAAATTTGTTATAGCTTTACCGCCAGCTTTTATAGATGCTGCTCCAGCTTTCATTGCTCCTTTAGCTCCAAATTTAATTACTGATCCTACTACTGGTATAATTGCAATTAAAGATAATACTGCTTCAACATACCGTTCACGTATAAAATAAATTATTGCGTTAATACAATCTATAATATCTCCTATAACTGGAACGAATCCTACTATATCTAATACAAATTGTAATTGATTTAATCCTTTACCATGTCCATATTTAACATCTCCCTCATCGTCTAAAGAATATTGAGGTGATTCTCCTATATCAAATACAATTCCATTTTCCTGATCAGTATATAATGTTCCTAATAAATCTCCATGATCATTAGTTAGTGTAAGTACTTTTCCTCCAGTAGGCATAGTAGCGTCTAAAGATTGTTTAAAAGATGCGTCTCCTCCAAAATACCAAGCAACAGCTGCTAGAGTAAATTTATCATATGGAGACATTGCACCGGTGACTACACGTTTTACCCAACCGTCTTTATTGTCGATTTCAACATCTCCTGCAAACGATTGTTGATTATATAAATATACTTGACCAGTTGGATAAAAAGTTATTGATTCAGGAGCTCCAGCTAATATCAAACTTCCTTCTTTTTCAAATTTTTCACCATCTTTAAGATCTTCTGCTTGTGCTAGTTTAACTGGTGCTTTAATTTCCCATTTATGGCTTATTTGATCACCTGCTGTAAATTTTATCATATCTGCAGATGATTTTCCTTTTTGTTGAGATGCAAACTGTTTTAGTATGTTATCTAATTCAGCTAAATCTGTACCATTTTTGTCTTCACCTTCCCAAGTATTTATTGCAACATCACTTCCATCAGAATTAACTACTTTATTTGTTCCTGGAATTACTTCTGGTAATTCTCCTGCTGCTTTCTTTTTTGCATATACTGAGCTGGAACCTATATAAGCCATATGAAAGTGGCCACCAGTTGAATGTTCGGTTGGATTTTCATATTCATCAATGAATTTAAAATCACTCTTATTTTGTTTTCTGAATTTTTTTAATACATCCTTGACTTTGTCTTTAGACCCAGCATCAACAACAGCAAAATCTAAAGCTTCTCCATATACGTGTCTAGATCTATATCCTTTGTGAAAATTATCATTACCACCAGTTACTTTAATTTTAATATCTGGCTCTTCTTCTTTTAAGAATTCAAAGAATTTTATAAATAATTTTGAAGCATGGGGTTCCATTGATCCACCATTATCTATTTCATTTCCTTTTTCTTCATAATCTAAATCATCTAAAGCAGATCGAAGACCAGCATCATCTTCTTTGAGTTTTGTGTGTTCTTCTATTATTATGTTTTTAATATAAGTTTCTTTTTTAATTTTTTTATATTCAGATTGAATAAGATCTTGTATATTCTTCATTTAACACTCCATGGCATTTCTTTTATATAAATATGGTTATTTCCAAAACAACTGTATTATTATTATAGAAAATGCTAATACTAATGATGTAGCAGTTTTTAAATTAACCGACTCTCCTTTAAATACATAAGTGAATAATGTAAATATAGTTATACCACAAACAAATGCAACAAATCTACCAGGCCAAAAATTACCTTCAAATCCAGCTATAGTAAGTCTTGTAGCTTCCATAAATATATATGTTATTGGTACTCCTAATACAGCCAATGCAAATTTATATTTTTTTAATATAGGCCATAAAATAGGTCCATTAAGTTGCATCCATACAACTGCGTGTCCTGTAATAAATAATAATATTGAAAATGTAATTAGTCGATAATTCATAACTTATTATAATAAAAAATAAGAAATTATCCTAATTATTTTTTGCTAACCTTATCTATATCTGACTGTAATATAATACCTTCTTGTAATAATTTTTGTCTATTAGCTAAATGAGCTTCTTGAATATCATCTTTAGATTGGCCATGATATGCTACTGCATATCCTTCCTCAATAAGTATATCAGTTATCATTCTACCATCTGCAGCTACAAAGTCTCCTAATACTCGACCAAACTTACCTTTCATATCTTCACCATTCTTATTGATTTCTGTTTTGAGTACACAATGTTTAGTTAATAGTTCTTTTAAACGAGCTTTAGATGCTAAGCCAAATAATTTTTCAACTTTATTTCTAGTTCTGGATTCGGGCGTATCGATACCCATAACTCTTACTCTTTCATCAGTAAGAACAACACCAAAACCTAAATCAATATCAACATCAACTGTATCTCCGTCTATTACTTTATTTACTTTGCATTTGTATTCATACATTAGAATGACTCCATTACTGTTTCATCAACTATTGTCTGAACATCGTCTAGTTTAGCTTCCATTTTCATCATAATATTTGCTTGAAAACGTTTTACTTCTTCTCCATGATTAAAAACAACAATTGTTGGTACTACTACTATTTTATATTTTGCTTGAGCTTCTTTATTTATTGCAATATCAATTTGATCAGTTCTGCAATCTGTTAATTTGCTTAACCAATCTACTCCATTCGCAGAATTCCAATTGGCATTAAATTGTACTACTTTAATTTGAGATATAATATTAATTGATATAGATAATAATATAATTGTTAAAAACTTTTTCATATTATCTCCTTTTTTCAATAAGTTTATCTAGTTTATCTTCAATTCGACCCATATCATCTTTTAATTCTTCAACATCTTTTTGAGTTGTCATAATAGTTTGGCGAATTAATTGATCTTTCATATCAAATTCCATTCTAGTTACGTCTGGTGGGAGTGGAGCTGGAAGTTCTTTTGCTTCAGCAATATCTGCTTGTAATACAAACCACATACTAATTATTGTTGCCATAGCAGCTCCAATACCTATTAAGCTTTTAATACTTATATTAAAGCCTGTATCTTCATTTAATTCTTTTGCCATTTTTTTATCTCTTAAAATATTATATAATTTAACCCAACGCTAAAATCGTGCCAAGTTCTGTTCCAATACTTATTATACTTACCTTCTATAAATATACCTAAATGTTTATTCAACCTATTTCCTAATATAAAACCTGCTCCTAAATCTACCCATGTTTGTTTTGGTGCAATAAATTTATGATAGGCATATGTTCCGGTTTCTAGATGAAATGGCATAACGCTTGCCCATGAATGTATCCAAAATGTTTTAGTGTAGTGATAAAAATCATATCCTATTACAAGAGAATGATTCCATTGTTGTGGTATTTCCTCTTTTTTTCTTTTAACATAATCAGATAATACTTGGGGTATTACTACTTCTTCCCAAATAATTGAATTATCAGCAACTATTTCTCCTTCTTGATTTAAATAATTTATTTCTCCGCCTGGTAAAAATTCTACATTATATCCTTCTTGTAATGCTAATGATGTATAATGCAAACTTCCATTTGGTAATAAAAATTCTTCTAATGGATTATAACCATATGGTTCAGATATTCTTTGAACTATACCTATATTCCATGAAAATTTATTACCTATTTTTTGTCTATATCTTTGTGAAGCTTCAAAGTATTTAATATCAGCAAATCCTTGTTGTACGTATTCTGCTTTTGCTATCCATTTATCTGCTACATATCTTAAAAAATGATTTTGATCTAAATATGTTTGGCCAAATCTACGTTTATAATCTGCTTCAAATAAAAATTCAAATCCAGATACTTTACCTATTGTAGCTGCATCTGCATATGAATGTTCAGTTCCATTATAAAATACATTTGCTCTATTTTCATATCCAAATCTAGCAATTTTTCTAACACCTAATACTATTGAGTAATCAAATGGTGTCTTTTCAGTGTTAGTTATTAATTGTCCAGTACTAATTGAATATTCGTCTATATCAGCAATACTATTATTACCATTAAACGCTCCATAGAATGTAGCAAATTTAATTGCCTTTTTGAATTTTCTATCAAAATCTTCAAATGGTTTCCATTCTTTCTTTTTCTTATCCCAATTTGTTTGAGCAAGCTCTAGTTTCAATAATTCTTGAACATGTGCTTGTCCAAATAAAATTGATGGTACTAATATTAATGTATATAATAAATGTTTCATTATTGTTTAATTACCTTTCTGATATAAGTTATATTGTCTACTTTAATATTCATAAAGTAAACTCCGGACTCTAAATGATTAATGTCTATAACTTTTTTATTAGTTTCATTTATAACTAATTGTCCTGATATATTAAACATTGTAATTAAAATATTTTGTACTCTAGAAGTAGCTATGTTTAATAATCCATTAGTTGGATTTGGATAAACTATTATTCCACCATCTGATATTAAGTCTTCTATTCCAACCCAACCGCTGTTTGATGCACAATAGTCATAAGTGTTTTGACAATTAGAATCCCATCCTATATCACAACAATATGGATCTATATTAATTACCCAAGCGTAACATTGATCATTTAACCAATATGGGTTGCCTGGTCCACCAACACAACCTGCATCGTATAAACAAGATGCTGAGTCTGGTACATTTGCATTTGGATCAAAATTATATGCATTAGGATCTGTACAACCAGGAACTGCAGTTATACAAGAACCATTATCTACATTTGCTGCAGGATCATAATTTACAGCTAATGAATCTGTACATCCATATACAATTGGTATGCAACTAAAATCTTCTGTATTAGCATTAGGATTGTAATTAAATGCAGATGGATCTGTACATCCATATACAATTGGTATACAAGTTCCATTATCAGTATTAGCAGATGGATCATAATTAAATGCAGTTGAATCCATACATCCATAAATAAATGGTATACAAGAACCATTATCTACATTTGCATTTGGATTATAGTTAAACATTGTATTATCCATACACCCATATACTATAGGTATACAACTACCATCATCTGTATTAGCATTTGGGTTATAGTTGAACATGGTAGGGTCTGTACACCCCGTTATGATAGGAATACAGCTGCCATCATCTGTGTTTGCTAAAGGATTGTAATTAAATGCGGTTGAATCAGTACATCCATATACATAAGGTATACATGAACCATCGTCATCAGTGGCATTTGCATTGTAATTTAATGAAAGTGGATTTGTACAACCAGGTATCTCTAATGAATCACAAATACCATCACCATCTGTATCTTGTAAACAAACATAATTACAATCGTAGTACTGAGGAGGATACATACAACCTCCGTTATCAATATTTGCAGTTGAATCATAATTACAAGCTGTAACATCTGTACAACCTAAATAAATACATGTTCCATTGTCGACGTTTGCATTTGGGTCATAATTAAATGATATAGGATCTGTGCAACCATATACTGTTGCTATACAACTTCCGTCATCAATTGTAGCTGATGAATCATAATTAAATGCTAATGCATTAGTACAACCATATATAATTGGAATACAGCTACCATCATCTGTGTTGGCTAATGGATCATAATTTAATGATGTTGAATCTGTACAACCGTATATTTTAGGAGTACACTCATAACCACAAAATGGTATTGCTGAATATATATCTGCAGACGTTTGCCATTTCATTAATTTATTTCCATTGGCCCATGGAAAATTTCCTTCATGTATTAAGATGCCATAATCATTTTCTATCTTAACTGAATTTTGTATTGTTTGTATATCTATTTGTTGATCTGATTGTTGTCCGTCTCCTATCTCAAAATAATACATTTCAACTGGATCTTGTAGTCCCAATGTATCTTTTACTATGAAGTCAATATAAAAAGTATCTACATATGTTCCGGGGTCAACTGTAAAGTCCCATAATTGAGATCCTTGT